GAACGTGATAGGGCTGCATACATTAAGATGTTGCAAGATACTAACACGCCATATGAATTAGTGGGCAATCGTCTTACGTTTAAAGAGCGTGAAAATGCTGAATTAATGGCGATGAATGAAAACTTTGAAAATCAAAGACTTGATTTAATTCGTACAAGCGCCGAAGAAGAGTGGGCAATTAAAGAAGCAATGCGTACTCAAAATTTTGAAGCGCTACAACAGGCTTTGACTGATGAATACGTAGCGACCCAGCAAAATTATGAGTTGCGAAAACAGCTTCTTGAAGAGTATCAACAAGCGGTTATGGATAGCCATTTTAATAGTCAGCAGATGTTCTTTGATATGGCAAATGCAGGCATTGATAGTATGCAAGAGGGCATATCTAAATTGATACAGGGCACGCAAAGTTTAGAGAAAGCGTTTCAAAATATTGGAAATGCTATTTTAAAAACGATTGCGGATACTGTTGCTAAATGGATTGCAGCTCAACTACAACAGATGATCTTCGGTAAAATGATGGCTAGCCAAACGGCTGCAGCGAATAATGCTGCATTACAGGCTCAGTTACCGTTAGCAACTCAACTAGCTCAACAAATGGCAATGGCTACATGGGGCGCTAGTGCTACAGCCGGCATGGCTGCATGGAGTGCTGCATCGGCTACAGGTGCTGCGATGAGTTCTGTTGCATCACTAGCTGGACGACTTGGCAATATTGGTGGAGGCTTTGACATTGGAAGCGGTCCACAAAAACTCGTACCAAATTTGAAGTTGGCAAGTGGTGGCCTAGCATATGGACGTACCTTTGCAGAGATTGGTGAAGGCAATTATCCGGAAGCGGTCGTTCCATTATCTGAACAGGTATTCGGACAAATTGGTGAAGGTATTTCAAAAGCTGGGGGCGGTGGTGATGTGCATGTGCATGTCAATGCTATGGATGCCCAGTCGTTTATGGGATGGCTTGAATCGTCAGGCGGTCAAACCATACGTCAATTTTTAGTAGATAATAATCGTGAATTTACATCAACAGCGGGGACGTGGTAATTATGGCAGAGTTAAAAAAATTCCCTAACATCAATACGTTTGCATGGGATTCAAGCAAAATGCAACATTGGGATGTAAAAACTAAGCGGAGTGGATCCGGTAGATTACGTACAATGACTACTCAGCAACTGCCACAATATACTATTTCCGCATCGTTTGCCGTATTGAATCAAGAGCAGTATGAAACGATGATGGGCTTTTATGCCACTGTAAAAGGTGGCTTAACCCCGTTTTTATGGCTTGATCCTGAGGACCATACGCAAAAAGGCATTCGACTTGGGACCGGGGCCGAGAATGAATGGCAAGCTGTTCGTAAATTCGGTGATTATATTGAACCTGTTGCATATGTTGAAAACGTTAAGCTATATGCTGACGGTCAAGAGGTTAGATGTACCACTGACAAAGGTATTATACGTCTAGCAAGTGGGCAGACTGTATCTCCTACCGCAATTATTACGGCTGACTATACATATTATTGGAAGGTCGTATTTAGTGGCGACTTTACAGCCGACTTGAAATATAGAAACGTTTATAAATCTAAACCGTTCAAATTAGTTACAGCATGGTGAGGTGATAAAGTATGAAGCACGTTGATGAAATTCTTAATAGTCATCTCAATACGAATAAATCATTTGTTAGCTGTGATCTATATGAGCTGCAATTAGTGAGTGGAATCTCGTATTATTGGGCCGATACTGATGCTAATGTATCATATGGCGGTAAGTTATATCGAGGTGATGGGCCAATTATTACTCGGAACCAAATAAAAACACGCTCCGAAGTGGCCGTTGATAAATTAACTGTCAATATTTCTTGCAACAAGGATGACAAAATTGGTGGAGTTCCGATTATGGCGGTAGCTCATAATGGTGGATTCGATGGCGCCACGCTATCTTTAAAGAGAGCTTTTTTCGATGAGAAAAATCATATTATTGGGGTCGTTTCTTTGTTTACTGGAGAAGTTAATGTCAAACAGGGTGGAGGCCTTACATTACAGCTTGATGTCAAATCAGTTGTGCAAAGGCTCAATACTGAGTTTCCGGGTAAGCGATATTATCCTCAATGTCCTTATAGCATTTATAGTTCTGAGTGTGGCGTAGATATTAAACAGTATCGAAAACGCATAAAAGTTGTATCAGTCCCGGCTACAAATACTATTACGATTGACTCTTCATTCAGTAATGGCTATTACAATGCTGGAGGTATTGAGTGGATAAATGGCCCTCTTGCAGGGCAATCTACACAAATTATGGATAGTCAGAACGGACGTATTCGATATATGACTCCTGCCGATGCGCAACCACAAGTCGGCAATGAGGCCTATATATATCCGGGGTGCGCAAAAACACCTGAGGAATGTCGTTCAAAATTTAATAATTTTAATAGGAACAGGGCGACTCCATATGTTCCTTTAAAGGAGAGTATTCGATGAATATTATCAAACTACAGCGAGCAGATAGTGACAAGCCAAATGCAAATGAAAGTACAGGCCAAAAAATCGCAAATGCTGCAATCAAGTGGCTTGGTACTCCTTATCAAAATAATGCAATGGTAAGAGGCGTTGGCGTTGATTGTGCGTATTTGCTAGTGGCTGCAGTTGTTGAATCAGGGCTTATGCCAAAGGATAAATTGAATATTGAGGATTACTCAAATGAGTGGCATTTGCACCATTCAGAAGAGAAATATCTCAAATATGTGGAACAGGTAGCCGATAAGGTAAATCTTGAAAATGACATACTTGAAATAGGCGATTTTTTGTTGTATCAATTTGGCCGTTGCATTAGTCATGGCGCAATATATATTGGCAATGGGTTAGTCATTCACGCCTTTGTTGATTACGGCGTAATATTCTCAAAGCTGGAAGATGTAATATTCAATGATAGTCGAGGGCGAAGCCGATTACGTGCCGTTTATCGATTCCGAGAGGAGGTGACACCATAATATGGGTTTTTGGCGTAGTCATAACTCAACTACAACAGCTGAGCGCATTAATGAATTTCAAATTAATAGTGCTTCGTATGGTGAAGTAGTTCCTGAAGTGTTAGGGACTACTCGACAATCCGGGAATGTAATTTATTATGACGATTTCACCGCTCACGAACATAAGTCTACTCAACGGACTGGTAAAGGCGGGGGCTCAAAACACACTAATATTACATATACCTATTCAGTAGCATGTGCTATTGGTTTGTGTGAAGGGCCTATATCCGGGATTGGTAAAGTGTGGATAGATAAAGAAATATTTACATACCCACAAAGTGAAATTCAGCTTACTCTATTTGATGGTAGGTTAGGGCAGCAACCTTGGCCATATGTAGTGAGCAAGCACCCTGAAAAGGCATTGCCATATAGTGGACTTGCATATATGGCTGGCGTTGTAGATCTTGGAGAGCGTGGGAGTTTACCAAACTATAATTTTGAGATCAAAGGCAAATTATTAGACACCGGTGATGGCATTGATGTTAATCCCGCAGATTATATTGTGCATATCTTAAAAGGGGTAGGCATTGATGCGTCTCAAATTGAGGGGTTAGATAATTACAGACGGTATTGTAAGGCGGCGGATATATTGATTTCTACACCTCCAAATGAAGGTGCAAAGAAAGCACAGGCCATAATTAATGAAATAGCAGAAATTACAAATGCGATTTTATTTTGGTCTAATGACCGCTTAAAAATAGTACCTCTTGCAGATGAGTCAATCCGTGACTGGGATCCGCATTTACAGGTTCAGTATGATTTAACTGCAGATGATTTGATTCCGGGGAGTGATGGGCAGCTAGTAATTTATAAGCGGAAAGACACCTCTGAATGTTACAATCAGGCAACTGTTGAATTTTTAAATCGTGCTAACAACTATGAGAAAGAAACAGTATCATTCGAGGTTGTGGCTGATGTACAAAAAAATGGAATGCGTCCAGCATCCACTAAGCAAGCTCATTATTTGTATACGAAAGCAAGGGCTCAGTATTATGCCGAGCAATTAGCAATGAAGCGATTATATAGTCGCAATCAGTATACATTCCATTTATCATGGGAGTTTTGTAGACTGGAGCCCGGTGATATTGTGACCTTAACAGACGACATCTGTCAGTTAAATAAGCAAATTGTCATTATAACTGCTGTATCAGAGGCAGCAGATGGGCAACTTGAAATTACTGCAGAGGGAAAACCACCCGGCACATATGCTCCAGCTAAATATAACGTCCATGAGAATGAACGCCCTTTCATTGATTATAATATTCCGGCTCCGTCTGTTAATGACGTAGCAATATTTCAGACAGTTGGAGATGTTGGAGGGAATCAAGTATTCGTAGGCGTTAATGCTCCAGATAATTGGGGCGGCTGTTCTGTTTGGCTGTCCGATGATAATCAACGTTATCGTCAAATTGGAGAGATAACCCAACAGGCTCGTATGGGGCGCATGAAATATGGATTTAGCCAAACTAATGATTTTTGCAATATAGTCCTTAATCGAGGAGTATTGCAAAATGGTACTCATATAGATGCGGAGCGGGGCAATACGCTATGCTGGGTAGGTGGTGAGGCT